GTATGGAATTCCGTACGGTTTTTATATTGTCCAAACCGTGCTAAAGACGTTAAAAGTTGCATGAGTTCGGGGAGGTTGCCCGTAAAAGCGTAGAGAAAGGAGCCGAACATGGCAGAAGAACAAACACAGACGGTTGAACCACAAACACCGGAAACAGTAGAGGAACACGCTAGCGCTCCGAAACAAGAGTCGGAACAAATGGTATCAATCGCAGAGATGCAACGCAGACTTGACAAGCAAGAAAAGAAGCACGCTCAATCAACTCAAGAAGCTATTGCAAAGGCTTTGGAGAAATACAAGGCGGAAACTGAATTATCGGGGAAAGAACTCGAAGAATACCGCAGAAAAGAAGCTGAAGCAGAAAAGCAATCGTTACTTGATAAAATCGCTGGACTTGAAAAAGAACAAACCAAGCGTGAATTGACCGATGAAGCTATCAAGACTTTATCAAGTCGCAAGTTGCCCGTTAATGAACGTGTACTTGCTTTTGTTGTTAAAGATACAGCAGAAGGTACACTACAAGCTATTGCAGACTTTGAAAGTATTATTAGTGAAATCAAGTCTGAATATACACAATCAGAACCGCCCGCAGTAAGTACTGCTTTTGGTGGTTCAAAAAATCAATCAAGCGGAGAAATCTTCCGCAATTCAAGAATTATCTAAAGGAGATTTTAAAATATGACAGTACAAACTTTTAACCCTGCAAAAGTCCTTGTTTCACAAAAACCGGACGGAACACTTCACAAAGAGTTTACAGACATCATCATGAAAGAAGTCGCTCAAAACTCTATCGTGATGCAACTTGGTAAGTATCATGAAATGGACGGCAAACAAGAAAAAACAGTCCACGTTCAAACAGACGGCGTTTCAGCTTACTGGGTAAATGAAACAGAAACAATCAAGACTGACAAGCCTGAAATCGTACCAGTAACGCTTCGTGCTCACAAACTTGGTATCATTCTTCTTGCTTCTCGTGAAGCACTCAACTATACATGGGAAAAATTCTTTGAAGACATGAAACCACAGATTGTAGAAGCGTTCTACACTAAAATTGACGAAGCCGGACTTTTGGGGTATGAAACACCATTTGCAAATTCAGTTGCTAAGGCTGCTAAAGATGCAAGTAAAGTTATTGGCGGACCAGTAACTTATGAAAATATCTTGAAATTGGAAGACAAACTTTTGGACGACGACATCGAAATCAACGCTTTTGTATCTCGTGTGTCAAACCGTTCAGCGCTTCGTGATGCTCGTGACGGCGACAAGAAAACTATTTACGACAAGGACGCTAACAAACTTGACGGAACAGTTGTTGTTGACATGAAGTCTAAACAATTCAAGAAAGGTGACTTGCTCGCAGGTGACTTCGACCACCTTATCTACGGTGTACCTTACAACATCAATTACAAGATTTCAGAAGAAGGTCAAATCACGACTGTTAAGAACGCAGACGGAACTCCAGTAAACCTATTTGAACAAGAAATGATTGCAATCCGTTGCACAATGGATATCGCAGTTATGATCACTAAGACAAACGCATTTGCTAAGTTGACAGATGCGACAAACGTCTAATCTTGAAAGGGGGTATTAAATGGCTTATATCGTAACAGAAAACATCATTGATACCAAAGACAACAATCGACTATACGAGAAAGGCGAGGTTTATCCTCGTCTTGACTTAAATGTGTCAGATGCTCGCATTAAAACGCTTTTGAAAAAAGGCGTTATCAAATCAAACGGGGATCCGGGCGATATTGTCTTGCCTGAAAATGAACCCGCTGAAAAAATCGAAGAAGAAGCAGGGGAATAATCATGGATAATGCCCAACTTGCTAAAATCAAGCGTCGGTTGGGTATTGACCTTGCCGACACAAAAGAAAATGACTTGTTAAATGACCTAGTTGAAGATGCTGAAAGCTACTTCAAATCACTTACTGGTTCGGTATATATCGACAGTAAGTATAATTTCATGATTGAAAATATTGTTTATAAACTTTACGGGCGCAAGGGTTCGGAAAGCGTATCGAGTGAAACCGTGGACGGCTATTCAGTCACTTATCAAGATTTTGATAACCTATTCAAGCCTTATATGGCTATCTTGAACAAAGATTTTGGCCTTGACGGTTCACAAAGACAGCGTGGAAAGGCTATTTTTCTATGAAAACGCCTCACAGAATCACACTCGTCCGATGTAAAGGCGTTGCTAAGTACAATCCGGAAACGGATAGCTACGACAATCAAGCTGAACAAACCGAAGTCGTACCATGTTTTGTGAATTTCATTCAAAAAGCAAAGGTTTTTGAGTTATATGGCAGTCGAACAGACGTCGTCATGATTTGCAGATTTCAGCAAGAACAAAAACCGTTCTTGTATGCAATTTATGACGGCTTCAAGTATGAACCGTTTGACAGCGTAGAAGCTTCTAAAAGCGCCATACGGCTTAAAAGGACGGTTAAAGTATAAATGGGTGCAAGTATTGAATGGCACGGCCTAGAGAAGCTGACAAGCGCGATATACAACGCTCACCCTAAAGCAGTTGAACAATCTATTCAAGTGTTGAAAAACAAAGCTGAAAAAGGGAAAAAGGTTGCTAGAGATTTAGCACCTAAAGACACCGGCTTTTTAAAAGACCATATAAGCGTTTCATATCATGGTATGGAAGCATGGATAACGGGAAGTGCATCTTATACGGGTTATCAAGAATATGGCACACGTTACATGGCAGGCAAACCACACTTCAGACCGATGCTTGAACAGATTACGCCGGAATTTCAACAAGATATGACAAACGTCATGAAAGGAGTTTTTAAATGACACCAAACCATGATCTATTCAGAAAGATATTTGCTATCAGCGATGCCAGGGTTGATACATACGATTATTTGCCCAGTGCTGATGCAAGTTATCCGTTTGTTTATATCGGTGAAAATAACGGTTCAGACACGCCAAATAACGACTTGATTGGTACGGCAAGGCAAACAGTCCATATTTACGGAATACGAGCGCACAGAGCCAAAATAGACGACATTTCAGCCTATCTTGAGAATGTATTGAAGCATTTGAAAGAGGGTTATGAGTATAACTTCAATCATCGAACAACAGAAAAACAAGTCATCCCAGATAACACAGACGTCCAGCCTTTACTTCATATTGTGCTGGACTTTACTTTTAATTACACCAAAAAGGAGAAATAATAAATGGCAGATTTAATTTTGGGGAAAGACGTCATCGCCTTTTTCCGTCGCTACGCAGATCGCACAAAACAAGATGCGGGCAAGGTACGCTTTCAATCTGAACTTTCTATCAAGCAAGAAAAGAACGTAGAGAGCACTAAAACAAAAGACGGAGTCGTTAACTCTATTTCAGACGGAGAAACAAGCGGAGAGTTCAAATCGCTTGCTTACCGCGAAGACGGCGACACAGTGAACATGTGGAAAGAAATGCGCAAATGGTTCAAAGCAAACGATAAAATCGAATGCTGGATCGTTGACCTTGGAAGCAAAAAGAACGTTGGCGGAGTTGACAAGTACGATGTTGAATACTATCAAGGTTACTTCAAGAACTTTGAATTGTCAGCACCTTCAGATGATAAGGTTGAATTATCTTATGAAGTCGCTATTGACGGAAACGGTATCTTGCATACTGACAAATTGACTGAAACACAAAAACAAGCAGTCGAAAGCGCACAATACAACTACCACACACTCGAGAAAGAAACAGACGGAGCTGGCGTTCCGGTCTAATAGTGGTATTTACAAGGGCAATTTATTTGCCCTTTATTTTTTTACTTAAAAGGAGAAAAAACAGATGATTTTAAAAATTGGAGAACGTGACTACACACTACGCTTTGGACTTGGTTTCTTGCGAGAAATGAATAAACTTCATTCCGCTGAATTGGAAGGTATGAAAACCGGCTACGGTGCAATGACTTTGTTTAACGCTGGACAAGCGCTTAATGACCCAATGGCCTTTGTAGATATTATCAAGGCCGGAACAGTAACCGAAAACCAAAAACCAAGCAATGAAGCGATTGAAAAATATCTTGAAGACTTGATTTTGAATGACGAGTACGACAAGACTATTTCAGAAATCGTGAACGAGTTAAAAGCATCGCCCTTACTCAAAAAAGCAATGAACCTAGTCGAGTAAGGGAGAATCAAGGTTCAGACTTTGGCTATGATGAAGCGATAGCATTGCTCATAGCTAGACACAATATGACGTTTCAAGAAGCATCACGAACCACGCTTGAAGAATTTGAAATCTATAATATAGCTTATCTCATTCAGCAAGAAGATAGACGGTACAATTCAGCAATTCAAGCATGGTTCAATCAAACAGTCCAAGCAACTAAAGGTAAAGGCAAAAGCGCAAAATCAGCGTATAGGACATTTGACGATTTTTACAATCATAAAGACGAGTTTGACAAGATTTTCAAGAAAGATGATGTCGGACAAGTCAAACAAAAGAAAATGAGCCTTGCTGATAAAAACAGAAGGCTTAATCAATCTATGAGAGAAAGGGGGTAACTAATGGGAACGAATTTTGATGTTACCGCTATACTGAAAGCCAATGTTTCTGATTTTGCTAGAGGAATGAAAGAAGCGCAAATGGCGTTTCAAAGCATGAAAAATCAAACTGGCTCAAGTTTAGACAAGATAAGTAATAGTCTTTCAGCGGTCGGCACGGCTTCTATGAAATTGGGCGCTGGCATGACTGCAACTTTGACAGCACCAGTAGTTGCTGGTGTTACTGGTATTGTCAAATCGTTTGCTGATTTAGAACAAAGTCTAGGAGGGGTTGAAACGCTATTCAAAGACAACGGAATAAGCGCAATTCAACTTGCTAAAAAGTACAATATCACGGCAAAAGAAGCGCAAGCGCTATACGACACCATGGAAGAAAAAGGCGCAAGCGTTATTTCTAACGCAAACAAGGCTTTTAAAACCGCTGGTGTATCAGCTAATCAGTATATGCAACAAGTGACTTCATTTTCTGCTACCTTGCTTCAAGGTTTGGGTGGAGATACCGAGAAGGCTGCACAATACGCTGATAAAGCACTCGTTCAAATGGCGGACAATGCCAATAAAATGGGAACGAATATGTCCGACATCCAAAACGCTTATCAAGGTTTTGCAAAGGACAACTATACTATGCTGGATAACCTTAAACTCGGTAGAAAAACCATAGCCGAGTATAAACCTAGTGAAAACGGTGAAACCCTAAGAGTAGCTTAGGCAATACCGTGCTAAGCAAGATTTTAGTTGATTTTTCCTTAGATGTATGATAAAATAAAGTTATCAAATACGAGGAAAAAACAATATGTGGAAGAAAATAAAAAGAAATAACAACTATTCAATAAATGAAGCTGGGGAAGTCAGGAATGACAAAACCGGACACATAAAACAACCATTCACAAATAAACAAAATGGATATTTAATAGTTGACCTATACAAGAATAATAAATCTGAAAAAGTTCCAATTCATAGATTGGTCGCAGAAGCATTTATACCAAATCCTGAAAATAAATTGACGGTTGACCATATTGACGGAAATCGTAAAAATAATTCTATTAAAAATTTACGGTGGGCGACTTATTCAGAAAACAATTCA